TATTACATGATAAGTAGTAACCGAGTTGTTGGTGTTAAAGGATAAGATAAGGTCAAGCTTACTTGTGTTAGATGAGCCTGTAAAAGCAGGGTCATGAACAAACCAATATAAGGTCTCATTAGCGGGGTCTTCGAGTGCGCCAATACATAAAGCATCATTGCTAAGAGAAACTCCCTGAACTTGAATATTAGTAAGTTGAGTGTTACCGAGGCTAGACTGCACCACCCCCATGTCGTCCTCTTCAGTTGAGCCAACCCGAATATTTAATGCATCAATATATTCGCCATTAGGGATAAGTCGCTCGTCAAGCTCCTTATTCATACGCCCCCTAGTAAAAGTCCTTGTATCTTAGCCATCCTTATTTAATCCATTTATCCTTACCTCGCATACTCATTAAAAGTCTGCCGGGATGAATGTTGCTGATTCTGATTTTTGCGTTTCTAAGTAAAGCGCTCTTGCGCTTCTGTGTTCTACGAACAATATATTCTTGCACATTCAACTTACTTTGTAGAATAGCGTATTCAATATATGCATACACGTAATCTTCAAACATTTTGTTGACATGAATTTTAGAGTCATCCCCACCTTCCATACCATCCGAAACATATTCTAAAATAACTAAGTTATCACCAATATTAGAGCTGAAATTAATCACCCCCATAGTGTTATCTATAGAAAAAGTGGGGTTAGCATTAGCCGTCTCGGTATCTAAGCTAAACCACCCTCCTGCTACATCTGCTGTAAAATACCATGCATCTTCCCATAAGTATCCTTCATACCCATCAAACGGGTGACCTGCATTTAGATATATACTTTTTTTCTGACCCGTAATCCTATCAAGGTCTATATCTGAAAACTCAGGTGACAAAGCATTTCCATCTTGGTCGAAAAGAATCTTTCCTTGATGGTCTTGAAGATATGCAGAGGCATAATTAACTTGTATATTTTCCGTTAAAGGATATAAGAGACCGTCTTTATACACTGAAACTCTAACCCAATTAACATAGTCCGAAGGAAGTACGAAACGGTATTGGTCAGTAACATTTAACTCAAGGACTTTTATCTCTTTAAAAGCATCATAGTTAAGCTCTTGTACCGCTCTCTTAGCGTGAAACAAAACCTTAAACCTTTCTTCATTATTTACGAGATTATGGTTACCCGCATACATCAACATGAAATTGTTTACAATATCATATAAAGACGTGTACTGATACGAACCCCAATTAGCATTTTCCGGAGTAGCTCCCCCGTTCTCATAGTATTGGTATTGACTGATATATGCCATTATGCTTCTTGTTGATTTTCTTTAGTCTCCTCTCCGTTAGCAAATTGATACACATCAGCTTCTCGAATACTTACTCCTGCGTATTGAAGTATCTTCATGACAAGGTTGTTTTCATCATCAAGAGGAAGTTCAAAATCTTGATAGTCAGGTTGTGACTGATTAAATATAGGCTCTCCTCCGGCAACCACAGAGTATGTCCAATTCGGGTCGCGCGGGTATCTAAAGTATTGAGCTATTACACGACCCGCTGACGTGATAGTATCAGGTGACACTTGCAATAACGCTTCTTGAGAAGTGTAAGCGGGATAAGTCGTTGTGGGAGAGGTGTATACAGAGTTGTTAAGCATAGTTATTTTGCTATGCGTAACCTTCTCCGCTTCATTCAACTGTGTTCCTGCCTTAATTACGCTATAAGACAGTCCGTTAGCATCCATTATACTCCCTGTTAACGTGATAACATCCCCCCCTACATTTACCCCAACAACTGTAGTGTATTCAACACCCGACAGAGATGTTTGGACAGCCACAATGTCTCCGGCTACAACGCCAAGCGCATTGAAATCTACACCGCCTGTATCTATTAATTGATTAGCTAAAGCAAAAGCTGTCGTTGTGCCTCCGGTAATAACAGACTTATATACCAATACTTTATTTACGAAGTAGTAATCGCTACCCGTAGTTGTATCTGAAGGCATTTGGTAAGAACCCGCCGTCCCTACTGTGTCTATAAATAACCCTTCAGTAACGGAGAATAAATCCATAGACTCCTCAATACCCTTAGCTAAGTCAGCTATACCTGAGCCTGACTGCCGAGCGTTCTCTTTATTTATCTGATAATTGTACTGATAAAAATAACTCTCGAAGATATCTAACTGCGCCTGCTTTGCAAATAGATTAAAATCAGATGGGGAAAGATACCCATAGTTATTCTTATTTAGCACAGACAGTACAGTATTTCTAACTGTGTTAATCATTGCCTTGTTTTAGGCAAAGATACGGAAAAAAAAGAGGGGGTACTTTTAACCTTACTACCAAGCGATACTCGTATGGTCTATACGAGATATAGGGAAAGGTAGTGCCGCCGTAACGGTAGCGTTCTTCCCTTGAAGAGCGGTTGCCCAAGCATCTAAAATTGCTTGTGCTTCCGTAGTGTCAGCAGCTCCCCCACCTGAACCCGTTTCATAAAGGGTATAACATAAAACTTCGGGTGCTGTTCCATCTAAGTAAGAAGGTATATTGGTATATATAGTAACCTCAGTAGGTGCTGTTCTACGCACATCCTGTATGCTGTTTGTAGGAATATAATACAACACTTGGGAAGTATCTCTAATAACGAGAAGGGAGTTCATACTACAAAGATAACCAAAAAAAAAGAGGGGCAATAGCCCCTCTCTTTCTATAGTAGGATATAACTCTTAACTAAGGTAAGCCAAAATCTGACCTCCTGCGAGTTTAATTTCTGCCACACCATTTGTGTAAGCAGTATTCTGCACATCCAAAATCTGCTGTGTCACTTGCTCTGCAGCAACAGGGTTGTCTGCTACGTTGGCTGTATGATGTACAGTTAAGTAATCTGTAGTAGTGTCAGCACTTGCGTACGTAATAATAAAAGAAGTATTACTATCCGCAATCACGGATATAACATCCGATGCACGAATCCACCAACGAGCTGAGATGGTTGAGTCTCCGCCTTCTCCAACGCCATCGAAGTATAGGTATTTTTCGTTCATCATGATGCTATTGATACTGCTGTAATGGTTCCCAACTTAGGCCCAATGTCTCCATTTACCCCCGCTCTAACTACAGTTACTTGGTCAGTGCTGTTGGCTGAGGTTTCGAACCACTTATTTACAATCTCTGCACAAAAGTTGTAGTAATCCTGCTCTTCGTACCCCGCAGCTCCACCTGTGGTAAACTCGGTTGTTCCATCCGGCCCTTTCACCACAAAGGCAATATCTTTACTTAAATTGTCTTGTTGGTTTAGGCGGATAGAAAAGGCTCCAAAGGGAGAGTTACTGTCATAAACAGGAGCCCACAAGTTATATGCAGGAAGCAACCTTTCCGTCTGTCCAAAAGTGGCAGTAAGATTAGTTACTTTAATATACTTGGAATCACTCATATTACGGAGTGTATGTGATAGTAGTTACTGTAAGAGGAGGTGTAGGTTTATGTTCTACTTCTCTCCAATTAGAAGCAAGCGCTTTCTCTACTTCGTCAGTCATCCATAGCTTAAAAGTATGCGAAGATGCAGCTTCAGCATCATGAGTAATTACTATAGCACTTGCTACTTCAGGAGTAATGTACTCAAGAGTCAATTGAGTTGTGCTTGTCGTGTCAAGATGAGCAAGATTCTCTAATGGAATAGCTTGCTCTTGACCTGAGCTGTCTGTTAATGTGATGTATTTTACCATGATTTAAAAAATTATGAGCTTGCAGGAGCGCTAATGTTCGAAACAGTTTGAGGGAAGTCACTAGCATCTACAGTAAGGTAAGGCGACGTGTAGCTGCTAGACTGCACCTTAACGAGCAGGTCTTTTACAAAATTGCACATATAAATATCTTGCGCGAGGTCTGTTGTGCTCGCATAGGTAATTGTCATAGTATCATTTATCGAATCACTATTCATGTACTGAACCTTGCATGTACTAGCCGGTGATGAACCACTCTTAATAACCTCCTTGACGTTAAACGCCGGAAGAATCATAGTGTCATGGGTCGCTATGCCCGTGACTTTAATATACTTTTGCATGTTAAAAAAATTATGCGTTAGAAAAAAAATATCTGTACAAAGATAGATAAAAAAAAAGAGAGGCATTTCTGCCTCTCTCTTCCATCTTTATAATTATACTTACTCTTTTATTAAAGACTCAAGCATCTTCAAAGCTTCTATGCCTTCATCGCTCTTTAAGAACGTAGCAGCAGCTTGTGTAGCTTCAAGTCCAAAGGGAACAGTAAGCATTTTCTTCTTATTAGTGGCAGTACTAAACCACACCTCTGTCCCGTTTCTACGGGTACTTAAATGTCCGGCATCAAAGAACCTCTGCACATTTGAGTTGTATTCCAACTCCGGGTCTTTGAGCATATCCAAGAAGCCTTTAGGGTCATTCTTGGCGGCAACTAATACATCACGTTTCATCTCAGCTGTAGTAAGCTTGTCTGTATTACGCCCGTATATTACACGGCAGACATTTTCAAGCTGCGCAATAGACATCTGTCTTGCTTCAATAAGAGCATCTACCTCTACATTTAAGCTTTCCATTTGCTCTACCGCATC